TCGATGTCATTAACGACTATCAAGCACGTTTACAACACTCAAAGTTCAAACAGACACACACATTCTCGCATCCTTCACTTCCCGATACAGGGATACATCTTGACTGGAAGAAGAGCGACCAAAAGCATTGGTTTGTGAAATGTCCTCACTGTAATAAGTGGGACTTCTTCTCATGGAGCATGGAAGACCCTACACAGATGTCGGTGTGTTTTGAAAGGCAGATATTCCAGTGCAAAAAGTGTTTCAAAGAGATACCTGATTATCTAAGAAAACTTGGTGAATGGGTCCCAAAATACAATGGTAGAGAGTGGAGCGGATACTGGATACCTTTATTAATTGCCCCATGGGTAAGTGCCAAAGATTTGATAAAGAAGTTCCAAGACAAGGAGACTACAGCAGAGTTTTGGTATACCAAGGTACTAGGACTTCCTTTTGCAGATTCGGCTTCAAAACTTCTTAAAGAGAGCTTCTTCCAAAACCTTACAGGGAAACCATGGGCTGAACACCAATCAGAGCGTATTGTTATAGGAATAGACACAGGGCTAAGACTTGATTATGTAATGGGCAACGAGAAGGGGCTTTTTTACCATGGGGACTGTGACAACTATGACGAGCTAGACGGACTAATGAGACGCTATCCGAAGGCAATAGCTGTTATAGACTCAGGAGGGGACTTGATAGGCTCTAGGGCGTTTGCTGAGAGGTGGATAGGTAGAGTATACATCTGTGCATTAACAGGGGACAGAAACACCAAAGAGCTAGTCAAGTGGGGGACTGGTGACGAACATGGGGCTTGTAGTGCAGACAGAAATAGAATGATGCAACTCGTAGTTGATGAGTTTAGGACAAAGCGTTTGGTAGTACATGGCACAGAAGATGATTGGTACGAGTATTGGCTTGATTGGAATAATTTAGCGAAGATGAAAGTGCTTGACCCTATTACAAATCAAGTGAAAGGCTATAAGTGGATAAGAAGTGGTCGTGATCACAGAGCGTTGTCCACATTATTTTGGAGGGTAGGCATGATGAGATTTGCAGGCATGGGAAGTATTGTAGAAGATGCAACTGAAATAAAACAAAATAGCTATATGTTATCAGCAGACGGTACTGTTTCATTCAACCCCGAAGAGTTCTTTGATGCACAAGAAGACAGCAAAGAATCCGATTGGAGAAGTGGATAACTTTATGTCACAAGAAATAAAAGGCAACTCAGTATTCATGGCAGACGAAGACGCTGTACTCTTCTTGAAGTACATGAAGCACAGGGATAAGTTTATTTCTTTGCTAACTGCAGGCGTTTTTGACCTTGAAAGCGGAAAGGTTGAAGTCAATCTGAACAATAATATGATACAAAGCGTGTACCTGTATCACATGACGTACAAGAAGTCAAAAAGTCTTTGACATAATTAAAAAGTATGTTATACTTTGTATAAATAAACTAGCTCCCACTTTTTTTAACGCAAAAGCGGGCTATCGGATAACTTCTGATAGCCCTTTTTTTATATGCAAGATTCAAGAATAGCAGGATATGCTTCTCTCGGAGCAGACATTAACAAACAAGGCGGACAAAACCAAGAAGAGGAACTAAAAGAAGGTGTCGTCTCAGAAAAGCTCCCAGAGCTTACTTTAACAATGTCCGATGAAGAATTAACTAAACTCACCCAGAAATGGGAAAAGGCTTGGAAAGAATCAAGCAAGAAAACAGATTGGGAAAAAAAAATAACAGAGAACGAAAAATACTGGCTAGGCAAGCAGTTTGATGCACAAACTGCTGTAGGCGACAGACCACTGGTAGACAATCTTATATTTGAATCTCTAGAAACATTTTTACCTCAAGCAACACGCAGAAACCCAGAGCCTCTTGTTACACTATATTCTAAGGAAAAAGAAACTGAAGCAGGACAGGGTTTTGTTTACAAAGTAAAGAGAGACCTCGCAGACCTTGGTGATGAGAATAAAATACGCTTGAAACTAAAGAAGGCGGCACGACACTGGAGTATCTACCATGTAGCAGTCGGAAAGTATGGGTGGGACTTGGACAAAGATATGCCTATTCTCAGAATCATAAGACCAAAGAAGATTATCCTCGATCCAGACGCAACGATTGATGAAGATGGATATACAGGAGCAAGAGTTGGAGAATATCGGAAAATGGAAGCCTCACGACTTCTCGCTATTCTAAGTGAAGGTAAGGCAAAAGAAATTATACGTGCAATCACCGACAAACAAGAAGGTACAGAGGTACAATTCATTGAATGGTGGACACCAGAATATATGTGTTGGACCATGGGAAAAGAAGTCCTACTGAAAAGAAAAAACCCTCACTGGAATTACGACAAAACAGAAGAGGATACTCAGGTTGATGACTACGGTCAAGAAACAGCAACAGAGAATGAAGTGGAAGGACTCAATCATTTCCGATCACCAAGAATGCCCTACTCGTTTATGTCGGTATTCAATCTCGGTGACAGACCTTTCGATAATACTGGACTGATCCAACAAAATCTCGCTATTCAGGACATGATTAACAAGCGAAACAAACAGATTGACCAAAACGCAGACTCAATGAATGGAGGAATGATTGTGTCCATGGAGAGGTCAGGACTTACCAAACAACAAGCCACTGACGCAACGAAGGCAATAAGGAAGGGTCGTACGATCGTCATTCCAGCAGGCTCTCCAAGAGATGCAATAGACAGATTCAACATAGGAGGTTTGCCAGCAGACGTGTTCAACCAGTTGTCTGATATGCGTTCACGAATGAGAGATATATTCGGTGTAAAAGGATTGTCACAGTCAGGACTATCAGGAGAAACAACTGTCAGAGGAAAGATTATCGGTAAGAGCCTTGATACAGACAGAATAGGTGGAGGGGTCACAGAATACCTTGAACAATTCGCCGATGAGGTATACAACTGGTTCTTGCAAATGCTCTATGTATACGACACAGACTACCAATTCATAGAAGGAGCAAAGCCACCTAGGCTCAATATATCAGTCAAGGAAGGCTCACTACTCCCGAAGGACAGCACTACGATTGCCAACCAAGCCATAGAGCTTGCAGGGGCAGGGAAGATGTCCACTATCGACCTTTACAAAAGACTAGAGTATCCAGACGCTGAGAACTTGGCTGCTAACGCATGGCTAGAGATCAACGCTCCACAGATACTGTATGCAGAAAACCCTCTAGTACAACAAGCTCTAGGAATGCAACAGCAAGCTATGCAACAAGAGCAACAAGCACAAGGTATGCCACCACAAGGAGAAGACCTTGGAAGTGTACCGATGGAACAAGACGTAAACTTCTAAAAATTGTGAGTGCTAATATAGGGACATCACTCAACCCTAAACACAAGTAGTATGGAAGAGAACACGATGCCGTTCAAGAGAGAAGGTGACCCAGCCTTTCCTATCGAGAACACGGAGGATAACTCCGAGGATTCATCAACCGAAGAAGAAGAAGTCGTTGTACCTCAGTCGGAGGATGAGGAGGAAGAAGAAATTACAACGGAAGAAAAGCAGGACAATTTCGCTACACACCCACGCTGGAAAGAACGTGAAGGTGACTGGAAAGAACGCTTCAACGAACAAGAAGAGCGTCACTCCAAAGAAATTGAAAAGCTAAGAGATAATGTCGAGGTGAAGAAAACATCCGATGACAGCACAGAAATACCCGATTGGTTCGGGGGCGATGACAAACAATGGAAAGACTATGAAAGATTCAACAACGATTTGATTTCAAAGGCGAGAGAAGAAGCAGTAAGAGAAATCCAAGAAAAAGGAGAATCGGACAAGAAATCCATTGACGCAGCAACGTCATACATGAACTCAGAAGTGGAAGCGTTAGAGAAGGAATACGGTGTAAAGATTGACCGTAATAAACTTCTCAAAACCACACTAGACGAAAGACTAGTGGACACAGAGGGCAAGTGGAATTATCGTGTTGCGTATAAGTTGATGAAGTCAAGCACAGACTTCAAGAAGCAAGACAACCTCAACGCAAAAAAGAAAATCGCTGAATCAACCACTTCGGACAAATACTCCGAAGAAAAGACAAAAGACTACTCAACATCAGAGGACTTCAAATATACAAGACCCTGGTGATAAATCACTAACTTAACTTATATGGCTGAACTTTACGGACAACGTATACAGACAACTGTACAACAGAAATATCTGCCTTTTTGTGTTGATACTATCTTGAACTCAAATGTTCTTTTTCAAAGAATTGTACGAGCTTCAAAAGAATGGAGTGGGCGAACTCTACGACAAGCAATCAAAGTAAGTAAGAACTCAACAGGTACTTCATTCTCAGGACATGATACCTTCGCAGTTTCTGCTACAGACAACCGACAATTCCTCGAGTTCACACCTTCTTTTTATCAAATCACTTGTTCACTCCCTGGAGATGAACTCTCAGTAGCTGATACAGAAGGCAAGGTTCTTGACTTGATGAAACTAACAATCCAATCAGACACAGAAGACATGGCTGACGACCTCGGTACTATCTTCTATGCAGACGGAACAGGCAACAGCAACAAAGACCCTCTTGGACTTGGTGCTTTGGTTGATGACGGTACTACTGTTGCTACTATCGGTGGACTTTCACGAAGTACATTCATAACTCTTAAATCAACTGTTACTGCTTCAGGTGGGGCTTTGACTCTTGCTTTATTGGACACTCTTGATGCAGCAGTAAAATCTGGTTCACAGAGACCAACAGCACACTACACAACAGAAGCAGTATGGAACTTCTACGGACAACTTCTCCGACCACAGGAACGAATGGTCAAAAACACCACTGGTAAAATCAAAGGTCTTGATGGTGGAACAGGATTTGACTCTCTCTCATACAGTGGAAAGCCAGTATTGGCTGACGAAAAGTGTACCGCTGGTACATTCTTCTCACTCAACGAGAACTTCCTTGACTTCCATGCTCTTTCTTTCCACGGTGCTAAGTCAGTTGCTTACAAGTCTCAAATCGAAGGCAATGACTATTCAGCTCCAATGGGTCTTGGGTTTTCATGGAGTGACTGGATTATCCCAGCAAACGCTGGTGCAGTAGTTGGACACATGTACTTCGGTGGACAGTTCATTACTACAAATCCAAAACGACATGGAAAACTTACAGGAATTACGAGCGTATAGCTTCTAGTATTATTCAATAACCATAATACTATGCCAATTAACCTATCAGACTACATTCCAGCTCTTAAATATGGGGCTGTTATAGACGCAAAAGAAGACATCACAGTAGTAGACGACCTTACGGTTAATGACGACCTCACAGTCACAGGACTTGCTACTATTGGAGAAACACTTACGGTAACAGGAGCAACGACACTTTCTAGCACACTAACTTCACGCAAGTTAGGTGAAGTAGTCTCGGCAACAAATGTTATCACTGCTGCTGAATCGGGTTCAGTATTCTTCCTCAACAATGCCGCTGGTTTCGTTTCAACGCTTCCAGCAGTTGCGGCAGGTTTGCACTTTACTTTCATTGTTACTATCGCTCCTACGAGTAGTGCTTTGACCGTTGTACCAGCTACTGGAACGACAATCATCGGGCAGGTACTAACAGTAGATGTAAACTCAACAACTGACCCAGGATTCACCACAACAGGAGTAGGAACACTTTTGTTCGTAAACAACAAAGCAGCAATCGGAGACAAAGCAGAGTTTTTCTGTAACGGTACTAACTGGTTCGTTACAGTAAGCACTTCTGTTTATGATGCGGCAACACTAACCTAAAGCAATTATTCAATAACCATAAATTATGGCAACTCAATTAACAGGGACAGGACCACAAGCCCTAGCCCAGGATGTTATGTCAGAAAGCACAGTGCAACTGCATAACCTCGGAGAAAAATGTTTTTCTAACGATGGGAGAACATTCCGATACGTCAAAGCAGGTGCAGTAGCACTTGTCCCAGGCAATGTTATCCAAAGCCCAGCAGTCGTAGCTAACCACGTCAATTTGACACCAACAGCGGTATCAGCAGTTGGAGCTACTACAGTAACGGTTACTCTTGGAGCAACAGCAGTCGTAGCAAACTTCTATTCAAATGGAATGCTTGTAGTAGAAAAAGGAACAGGCAAAGGTCTTTCGTACAAAATCAAGAGTCATCCAGCAGCAGATTCTTCGGCAACTCTTGTAGTTACGTTGGAAGACCCTATTGTCGTAGCAACAGCAGGAACTATCACAGTTTCTTTGGTGGCTAATATGTACAAAGGAGTTATCGCTTGTCCAGTGACAACTTTGACTGGAACTCCAGTCGGAGCAGCAGTCTTCCCTATTGCAATTAACAACTTCGGTTGGATTTGCTCACGAGGATTGACTGGTGTACTTGCAGACGGAATAATTACCCAAGGAACAGTAGGCGTTGCAGTCCCTTCAGGAGCAGCAGGTGCGGCTAAAGTGATGGCAGCAACATTGTTTTCAATCGGTACATTCTCTAAGACCACAATCGACACACAAATCACACCTTGCTACTTGACTTTGGACTAGTCGCAATGGTACTCCGCTCTATAAACGGGCGGAGTACCCACTTGGGTGCTAATACACAGGCTTCACCCACCTGTAAACACAAGATATGAAATCAGCAATGTTCACCAATTTTTCAACAGAGACATTTACAGGGTTTTGGGATGGGCGTGGTAAAGAGTTCAAACCTGGAGCTTCTATGTATATGCCCGACTATCTAGCACAGCACTTCGCAAAACACCTTACAAATAGAGAGCTTCTCAGAACAGATAAGAACGGTAATTATATCAACAGAAACGGAGACAAAATGACCTCTCCAAAGTTCCCAGAACAAGTGCCTATGTTCATGGATTTGTTCAACAAAGCATACAAACAAGATGAAGAAGCAATCGGTTCAGATTCGGACAATGTAGAAGAGTCAATAGAAGTTCTAAACAAGAACAAAGAAGTGGAAGAAAAAGTATCTAAACCTAAAGGAAGACCTAAAAAGGTAGAAGAAGAGGAGTTTGCAACAAAACCTGTATGAAACTGCTAACTGCCACAGAAATCAAAAAAGAAAAGAGAGTATCAGACGTGGCTACGCAAAGAAGAATGCAGGATATGCAAAGGAAAGAGATTGAAATCTCGCAAGCCTTGAACACAATTAAAGTTACTTATGGAAAACAAAAAAAGTTTTACAAAGAAGAAACACTCAAAATTGAAGTCCTTTTTTCTGAGCGTAAAGCAAATCTTTCAGAAGAAGTCTCGGCGTTAGAAGAAAGAAGAAGAGCGTCTATAGCCCCATTGAATGATAGACGCCAAGAGTTACTAGATTCAAGGGTAAAGCTAGAAGCGGATCAGAACGAGCTGTTACTGAGAGAGCAATGTATAGAAGAAAAAGAAGCTCTCATAATGAAAAACACAGAACAGCTGGTAGACAGAATAGACAAATACAAAGACACTCAGGAAAAACTAGACAAGCGAGAGCAAGGAATACGAGAAGCAGAAGAGATAATAGAAAAGACTGCTCTCTCACTATCTAATTCATGGGTAGAGTTTTACAAAAAGACAGAAGAAGCCAACGCAGACCTTCGTGTACGAGAACTTACAGTGCAGACGGAAACAAAGGCATTTGACTC